CCACCTCCGTGTAGCCTACAATGAACCCATGCGTATCCCAGCTAGATTCATATTCCATACCCATACCCGGTGTGAAGAAGTCCACCATCTTGTATGAGTCAGTTCCAAGTACAAACCAAGCCTCAATCGGGCTGCTCGCTCCGGGGAACGGTTCATCCAATCCAAGTCGTGTTGCAAACACGTTAAGTCTTACTTTGATATAGTTTTTGAAGTCGTCTTTGGTCATGCCATTCAACTTATCTTCAATGAATGCCAGATCAATAATCAAACACTCATGTTCGTAAGCGTATTGAATCGCCTTGTAAATCTGCTCAACACGTACAGTGTCTTCCCGCAGTGGGCGTCCTAGCTCTTTGTAGTGTTGGTTAATTGCCCAAGCTGCACCAAATCCATGCAAGTCTTCATCAATAGCAGATTGGTTAGTACCACGCACCACGACTGGAAGCTTGTTGTATCCGTTGGATTGGAAGCTTTTCAAGATTGCAAAGCTGGCAAACAACAGGGCAGTTTCAGTCATCGAGAAGACGATAACAGACAGTAACTTATCCTCACCGTTCAGCACACTCTCAAGCCATTCAACACGTGCGGCCAGTTCAGGGTTAGCAGCGTAGGCACGGTAGTGTTCGTCTTTGTCTAGTCCAAGTTGTACGTTCAGTTGGTTGTAGAAGCGTGCGTGAACTTGAAGTTCAAAGGCAGCAAATGCCGCAGCCATTGCTTTAGCTTCTGGTGTTGGGAACACTTTGATAAACAAGTTACCCCAGAACTCTTCACCAACGATCAACTCATACTTGAGGAACAGTTGAAGAACAAACTTTACAGCGTGAAGTTGGGCAGGTGTAAGATCGAACAAAAGTTGCATTCTGTCAAGCTCAACTTTCATTTCTGTATTTGTCCAGAACTGTTTGTCGAACTGCTTGTCTGCGAATTCGTAGAACTGAGGGTAGATAGTAGCGTAGCTATCCGTCTCTGTCATGATACGAGTTTTGGCATTGAAGTCGAACGGTAGCCCCATTGCTACCGCTTCTAGTTGGTCGGTCATTAATATTCCTTAATCGTCTGTAGGAGTTAGTGTGCCCTGATAACTCATCGTGCGAAGAGTATGTCTCAGGCTCTTATCTTTTGTGGCTTCGATTTGGGCTTCCATACTGGCACAGCCTGTGGCGAGCCAAGCAGCGTCAGTACGCTCAAAGCCTTCAACACGAATGCCGTAGTATTCAATGTTGTTGATTGTTCTGTGGTTGCAGGCTACAAGTTCATAACCCAAACTCACATCAAAGCCGTTCGTTTGAAGGATGGCTTCAAACACTTTCTTGTTTTGTGTATCGTGTGCTTCTTTAAAACCATCAACCAGATTCAGGTCGTGGAAACTCAGGGCGTAATCAGCCATTGGACACCTCGTATTTCATGCATACATTATTCGGGATCAGTTGGCGATGTTGCACCCAACCGATAAAATTACCAGACCAGAACTTCTTGTTGCGGTCTACGTGAGTTACGCCGTCTTCCCAGATGGACTGCTCTTGACAGTCTTCACAGAACATGTCAGGCACCATAATTGGAGTGGCCTGATGCTCGAAAGGACTAGCATGTACAGGTTCACTGTCTACAAGGCGCTTGTACACCATCTGAGCCTTCTCAAGCGTATCATCCAGCTTACGGTAGCTCACTTGAGCACAGCAGCTAGAAGAGATTGCTAGAGCCTCTTCCAGAGTGACTGTTGGCAGCACTTGAGTTTTGTGGCTATAAGTTGGAAGCTCGCCACTGTAGTACATCAGGTTACCAACGCAATCACGAATACGACCTACGTAAGGTACATGCCACTCCCCCGGCTTCAACTCAAATGGTTCACTCGCCTGCAAAGCTTCCCACATCAAACGAGCAAGCTCTCTGATTTCAGGCTGTGCATCTGGATGGTTACGCAGCCAGAAGAAGTTGTCCATACAAGTTGCTGTCATGACAGTTTTCATTGTCTGAAACGGCTCAAGGATACGGTTAGTTGCTTGTTTATGCAAGCCTACTTTAACCAGTGCCTCAGCAATACCAGCAGCAAACTTAGCAGCACTCTTCCATAGAAACTGTGCAGAGTGAGCCAGTGCGTCAGATAGGACATTAGCAGCTTGCATCCCCGGCTGGTTTTGTCCCCAGTGGATTGGCATAGCTGGATTGTTTCTTACTTGATCAATGATTGTAGCGACGGGAATAGCCCGCGAAGATGCTGCATTACGTGAGAACAGACGATGGGTCATGAACTCTCCGTGAATGAAGCGTTGATACTCCAGCTCCCACGTAACGATCATTTGACCATTAGGTGCGATAGAGTGTGCGATGATTTTTGCAGTAATTGTCATTATTTCTCCTTATAAAAGCAAAGGGAAACCTTTTTATGGGTTTCCCTTTTATAGGTTATTGCCTGTGTAGGAGGATATTATACCCCGACTTGCATACGCGAGTCAACAAATTTTCCTCTCAACATCAACTCTAGTTGAGCCAACACACCGAATGCTTCATGAGCCTTGTGGAGCAGGCCAGACTCATGATCTACGCACTGACTGATATCAAAGCCGTCAACAACACGTTGCTTGATATGGTCTGTACGGTGACGGCTTGCAGCCGCAGCCAGAGCTTCCTCAGCGTTTGGGAGGTTCTGCCAGTCATGGTCTTTGTAACCTTTGGCAGTTTGTGCCCAAGTCATGACGTTTGCCACTTCACGCAGTGCGAGTGGGAAGCCATCGTCAACCAACTCTACACGAATCTTACCAACCTTTCGAGTTTCAAGCTCAGGGCGGAACACGCCGAGAGTGTCAGAGCAGCCAGTCTCAACCTCAGAGCCCGGTTCAACAAGCGGAGTTGTGAACAGCTCCATGTGCTTACTAAAGTCAGTGGCGATACGGACAGGGTTAGTTACTGATTCTACCACACCCACTTCACCCTCTTCGAAGAATTCCCAACCACCAAAGTATTCGTATGCTACGCTGTTAGCGTCGTCAAATACATCATGCAACCGAGTAAGGGTAGTTCCCGCTGGGATGCTCTCCCAGTGTCCGAGTAGGACGGCGGTGTCTCCAGTCTCTTGACTCAGCATTTCGTCAATTGTAAGTGTTCTTACTGTCATTCATCGTCCTCCATTTCAACTACGATTGGGTCACAGCCCAATGCCTTTTCGAGGATGGCTTTGGTGCTTGCCACTTTGATCAGCAAAATCATCAGGGCTTCTTCACTTCCGCCGTGTTTTTGAAGCAGTTCGTCAAGGAACTCAACAGACTCTGCCAAACTCACCAGATCACGAAGGTTTACTTTATTCTCACTCATCAGCGTAAGTTCCTTCATCGATGCAAGACTCTTTAGTTGCTTGCAGGACAACCTGTAGAGCAGGGATGGTCAGCTCAGGGTTCTCAGGGAAGCGCTCTTGCATGACAGCCAGAATGTGAAATGCCAGATCACCTTGCTCAGCAGTTAGTTTGATATTTTTCATACAGATTCTCCTTTGCTAGTTTGTAGTTTGTTGAAATATCGGCGGACGCAGTATCCACGACCAATGCTCCAGACTGTGCAGCCGATTGTAGCGACAGTAGAAGCCACTGTCAAGTCTTTAATGAAACTGAATGTCACCATTGTGATGATCCAGCTTCCTACCATACCGATGCCAGTATTAGACACGGTTTCTTTCAACGATTGTGCTTTACTCTGTGCCATTTCCGCCTCCATAACGAATGAGGGGCCATCATACGATAGCCCCTTTCTTGTGTCAAGCGTATTTTTTGGTTAGGTAATCAAGCGACACAGGGCATGGCAAGCCAAAACCATCATCAACTTCGTTCAGCATCATAATGCCACGGAAGTGTTGATTGCCTTGGTGGCCTTTGTACGCCTCGTCATGAGGGTAGCACGCACCGTTGATAATACCAATACGGTATTTGCCATCAAGCTGGTTGTCAGCGATTGCAATATCCAACACTTGCTTGTGCCCAACAACGAAAGAAGAGCCTACAGCCTTCAACTGTGCAGCAGCATTACCAGCACGTGGACGACCATTCATTGGGTTGACCAAGTAGTGGACGTAGTA